ACATTCAACTTTGTATGATTTGATAACCAAGAATAGTCAGTGTGTAAAGCACCGTGATGATTTCTATGAGTAAAAAAACTTTCTACGTGTATAATATCAATACCTATATTGTTTAAAAAATCTATAAGTTGCTCATTTTTTGGTTTCCAGTCCTTGTCTTCAAAAATAACATTTTGAAATGCCTTGTTGTTAGTATCAAACGTAAACAAGTCATTATCGGGCCACTGTATTTCAAAAGGAAGATTTACATATCTATGAACTTCCATTTTACTCTCCTACTATATAATCTTTCCATATGTCCATTGCTTCATGCCAGTGTACATATTGTTCTGTTTCGATATCCCAAACAGGTTGAAAACACACTGTCCATCTTGGTGCATTACCAGGATTGAGTGTGCCGTGTAATATTCCTGTGTTTACAACACTAGGTTTGTTGGTGTTTGCTTCGTGTAGAACTTCGCAGTCTTTTGGACTCGCTGTTAGCACTGTAATTTCATCATTATATACAACACTTTCATCTTCGCCTTCTAGTGTGTTGTTTCCAGGCTTTACTGTGTATTCAAATGTTTTGCTTGCTTTGTACCAAATAATTTTGCCATCGTCTGGTCCCCAAGTTTGATTTATTTTTACAAAGTCTGTTTCGTAATGGAAAAAGTCAGTGTGGATAGGAACTTTACCTCCATTAGGCGGTGTATAAAAACATTCTATCATCAATAATTTCATATCAAATTGTGCTAAAAAATCTACCATGTTTTGATCATAATGATTTGGTAAATGCTGTTGCATCACTGCTCGTTGATTAGTATCAAAAAGATCCGGCTTTTTGATTTCAAAAGGCAGATTGATATATCTGTGATATTGATTATAAAAGTTTTCCAAAATCAATAACCTCACATTGTCTACTAATATCTTTTACAAAAAATGCACACAGAGGTTCTTTACCTTCTGTTATTGGCACACTTAACAATTGCCCGTTTTTCATTTTTGGAAAATACCATTTAACATCATTGTAAAAATTAACTATTTCTATTTTACCAAACGCAGGCTGATAACTACTCAATGGATTGAAAAGATATGCTTCAAATCCTCTTTCGTTTAAACTGGTTAGAGGTAGTACTTCTAAGTCGCTGCCTGCATTACTACAACCTACAGCAATACACCAATCCAGTGGCATAGTGATTTGGTTACCATTGATTTCAATTACTGCTGCTGGTGAGTTAAAAGATTCTAAAAATATTAATGGATTAAAAAAGAAATCTGGGTCTTGAGGATTACTGTTATCCAGCACACTAAACCTCATTGTGTCATCAACTTCATCTGGTAATTGATTTAAATTAAAGCTCGAATTTTCTAGCGTAAGTATATTCATTTAATTCCAATCTACTTTTTCTATTGTAAATGGATACTGCGCCTCTTTGTAAAACTTTTTACGTTGAGTAAGGTGCCGCTTCGCAAACTTACAAGTGCTTGTAAGATCCCATATTTGTACGAAGTCTTTGTCCTTTGCCTTTCTTACGCCTCTACCAATACTTTGTATTACCCTAACAAAAGACTTGCCAGGCTCAATGAGCACAAGATTAAAGATACGAGGTATATTGATACCAACAGCCGCAACCCCATAGGTAGCAATGACCACCTGATTATCGCCCGTATTAATATCGTCATACGCATCTTTTCTATCCTTTAATTTCACATCGCCTTTGACGAATGTTGATCCTGGTATAAGTTCTTGTAGCATCTCGCCTGCTGAGATTCTATCTACTAGTATTAGTGTGTTGCCTGATTCTTTTACACTGTTTAATAATTTGCCTATATATTCAATTCTTTTTGTATTTGTTGTTAAGTATTTTAATTCTTCTTGATAATTGCTGTGTGCTACTGTGTCCATTAGTTGCACAATATTAACATGACATGCTGATAGCACACCTTTGTCTTGTAATTCTTTTGCTGTAATTTCGCCAATAACTGGACCCAAACTTGCGTGGATTGATTCAAACTCAAACTTTTCTTTTGGTACTGTGCCTGTTAGTCCCCAACGTATTGGAGCATTACGTAGGTTGCGTGTTAGCAAGTTCTTTAATACTTCTGCCTTTGCTTGGTGTACCTCATCTACAATAACAGTACTAACACCTTCTAAAAACTCTGCAAGGCTTAATACTGCTTCGCCATCTTTATGACGCTTGTCTAATATGTTTAACGACTGCCAAGTGCAAATAGTGTGTGTACAGTTAAGCATTTTTCTATCACCAAAGTACACACCTACATCTAGTCCGCAGTTAATATAGTCTTCTTCTGTTTGTTCAACAAGTGATTTATTAGGAACAATAACCAAACTGCGTCCATACTTTTCGCTCATGTGTGATAGTGTAGCAGTTGTAATAGTTTTACCTGCACCTGTTGCAATTTGCTGCAAACTCTGTGGATTGTTTGCAAAGTTATTGATTGCTTCTACTTGATAGTCACGCAGAATGATTTCTTCGCCTTCTGCAGGATGTCCTTTGGGCCAGCACACACCTTGGTCTGCCCAATAGCGTTCTGTTACTTGATCAAAGTTCAAATCAATAGGATGACGTCTGTCTTCAATATCTACAATGCTTACTTTGTTTTTTTCAAGTACATCCACAATGACGTCGAGATGATTAACATAGCCTGTACCCCCAATACCAAAAAAAGCAACTTTGCCATCCCAGCGTCCAAGTTTGTACTGCGGCATATATCGTGCATACGGCACATCGAACTTGAGAGCATTTGATAACTTTCTCCGTACATCTACATCTAGTCCTTCTAGTTTGATGTTTACTTCATCTTCAATTATAAGTTTACAAGTAGGCACTTGTAGTTCTCCTAAATAAACTTAAACTTTTGTCATGGTATATTACACAGTCACAGTATAAGTTGATATACATATTAACGTTACCGTTGCATCTATTGCTGGTTTTACCTATTGCACAAATTGGATCAAAATCTGCTTGTAATAAAACTTTTGGTAATTTATTCTTTTTAATATACACTATTTGTGTACTATTGTCAACCCAGTTGTTTAATTCGTGTTCTTTGATATAATCATTTACTGCTGCATTTGCTGAATCTTTATTATCGATTCTAAACAGAACACTTTGTTTATCATTGGGTACGAAATCAAATGCACTGTGAATTTGCTTCAACTGTGGGTAACTCATGTCCTCGTCAATTAACACAAGCAAAGGAAATCTGTTTAGTTCTGCAACTGCTTGTGCAACTTCATCAAATTTATGATTATCAGGATTAATGCAAATATCATGCTCTAATCTGTAAGCAATTTTTTCAGATAATGATTCGTGATTGTTTTTGTTTTTTCTATATCCATAACGAAATCCTCTATCTGCTTTCTGTAACTGTGTTAAATTATCAAGTTCTTGCAATACAGAATCAGGTAAACAATCGTATGTATCAAAGTTGCTGTTTTTTATTTTGTCAACCTTTTCATAGTATTCTTTTAGTTCGTCTTGTATTTCAAAATTCCTATTTTGTAAAACGCTTACAATAGCATGAACATTTTTTGGTGTAAATTTGTAGTAGTGTTCATGACTGCCTTTTTTGTGATAGTATTCTGTGTGTGAGATTTGAAGACTATCAACTTTTACAATATCTTTTTTACTGAAAGGGAATCTAACTTTTATCCATTTCCATTTAGTTTTGTAACTCTCATAAACTGTATCTTGTCCGTAAACATCAGCAGTGTCTACAAGTTTTATATACTTGCTTCTATCAATTGTGCGTAAAGGAATTTTAGTTGGTAAATCCTCAACCGACACAAACTCCTGAATTTTTTTCAACACCAACGCATATTGTCTATCCGTTAAGCCTAGGCCTCTAACTGTTTGTTTGTATATACTAAAGTATATTGCATCAACAGATTGCAGTGAGTTTAATTTTTCTTTACAAAGATATTCGAGATATTCTTCAATATATGTCATAGTGTTACTATAACACTTTACAGTTTAGGTGTCAATCTCTTCAGTGGCAAGCCTGAGGCTATTTCTTCTACTGTGTATTCAGTCCAAGCATAATCATTTAGCCATTGTGTTCTATCTGGTGTTTGTGTATATTCTATCAAGTTCAAATCATGTCCTGCTACATCATAAGCAAGACTACTAGGACCAACAATAGCAGGAACCCCGTTGATGACACTATGAATCCCAGGATTGCTGCTCCAACTAATAGTGCAATATACATTATCAAAGCCCATATCAAAATCGTCATATGTTCCACCTATGTGTTTGGGTTCTTGTCTATAAACATATTTAAGTCCGCTTTCAATATGTTCTAATCTACATCTAGGATGAGGACGAAATACAATAGGACGGTCTGTGTGTTTGCGAATAGTATCATATGTTTCTAAAAACCAATTGCTCATACGTGGCATATTACGCCATTGCAAACTTTTGTCATGTTGTCCACATATTAATATATACTCACCGTCCTTGCGCCAAGGCTTTAAATTTATTTTGAGCGAAATAGCACGATCACTGCTATTCCCATCATTACCAAAGAAACCGTCACGATTAATACCATTTAGTCCTACCTTCCATGTTGTTCCTCTTTTAATACCGCCAACTTCTAATACTATAACTTTTTTACCAGTTTTTGTATAATAATCCCATATAGGCTTGTTGCCTGTCATGCGTCCATTAAACAACACACTCCATATAACAGCAACATCGCTGTGCATACTATCTTCTTCTATAGTGTGTCCTGCTTTCCGTAAGCTGTGTTCAAACGCTTCAAACACAGGCTTGCTGTTCATTGCACCATATTCTTTGAATAAACTAAATCTCATGTGTAAATACCTATAACGTATTTAACAAGGATAGCACAGTGCAAACAATTTCTTTCGTATCAACATTTCACAAACCTGTATTGGATTTATATGGCCAAAGGTTTGTAGACAGTTTTAGTAAGAACGTAGACAAAGATATCAAACTGTATTTGTATGCTGAAGATTGTTCTCCTGTAACAAATGACGAACGCATTCTTGTGTTAGATCAAAAAGCAGAACTTCCAAAACTGGTTGCATTTAAAGAACGTTGGAAAAATGAACCAAAAGCCAATGGTGTATGTCCTCCTGAGATTAGACGTAGACGTCCAAAAGATTGGATGAAAGATTTCAAGTGGGATGCAGTGCGTTTTGCTAACAAAGTGTATGCTGTGTTTGATGCAGCAGAACGTTGTGATACAGATTGGATCATTTGGTTAGATGCGGATACATATGTACATTCGCCGGTATCATACAATGACCTAAGAAGTTTTACGCCGCAACGTGCATGGATGAGTTATTTAGGCAGAGGTAAAAAATGGCCAGAGTGTGGCTTTTATGGTATCAACTTGCGTACTAAGCCTGGTAAATGGTTTTTAAAGAAATTTGAATCAGTTTATGAAGATGCCGAAAATGGTATTTTTAAAATGGAAGAATGGCACGATAGTTTTGTATTTGAAGAAGTAAGAAAACGAGTAGCAAAAAAACACGAAAGTTTTCCTTTTTACAATATTAGTGGTGATCTAATTAATGGCGAAGGCCATCCATTTATCAACAGCGATTTAGGAAAGTATTTTGATCATCTAAAAGGCGATAGAAAAGATATCGGTAAAAGTAATAAACCTAACGATCTAATAGTAACTCGCCAAGAAAGTTATTGGAAATAATTTTTATACACAATAAAATCATTTTTGAAATATTCTCTGATTAATTTTTCTTGATGATATGTAACTTCTATTTCTTCTGTTTTACCGTGACTGAATTTTCCTCTTGCTTCTGGTATAACACAGTCTGTCAAATTGCCTAGCCATTCTCTAACTTCTTTACCTAATTGACTTGTTGTAAAAACTTTATCATAGTATTTTAAATCCATTAAAATTGATGATTGTTCGTTACTGTGAATACGTATATCTTTGTATTTCTCTCTCCATAAAGGAAAATTTTGAACAAAATTGTCCCAATTTTTAATTTCTTGAAAACAGTTTTCTCTGCTTTTATTTGTAACCCTATCAATGTATATACTGGTCATTCTGCTAACCGGATGTCTAATAACACAAGCACTATGATCTACATTTAGTGTAGGATACGCTTCATTAATGTCACGTTCACCAATCCACAATCCTTTTTGTTTTAGTTCACGTTTGCCATTACGTCCACGCAAATCTCCCCATATAGGATATCCTAGATAACTTTGCACAGTAGATATACCGCATTTATTAGCTGCGTGTAAACTAATTGTTTTTCCGTTAGGATAAATTACAGTTGGCAATTTGCATTTCCTTTTTTAATAAATATAAAGTACGCATATATTTATGAGGAATTGATTTGAAGTATAATATTACACAGTGGGACAATTATAAATTAAATTATTGGGCTATTCCCAAATGTGGTAATACTGCTGTTAAAGCGTGTTTAGCGTTGCCTTCTGTAGAAAAACACAATATACATAGTAAAGAAAAATGGGTACACGACGAAACTAAATTAAATTATATCAATGACAGAGATGCATTAGCAAATAGTTATTTTAATTTTACAGTAACTAGAAATCCATATGAACGCTTTATTAGTATGTATAAAGATTTTGGTATACGTAGACCGTACGGAGCATTAAAACGTATAATAGATTTTGAAAGAGAAATGACATTTGATTATTTTTTATCATTAGTTTTAGAACACATGAGTACAGACAAATGTAACAAACATATTCGTAGCCAAACAAGTTTTATATGTAAAAAAGGTAATATGCTAGTAGAAGAAATTATTGATTTAAAAAATTTACAAAGTTTCTTTGACAGATATAATATTACAGTTCGTCAGTATAATAAAACTTCAGACGATATAATTAATTTGACACAAGAACAAAGAAATAAAATTTATAATCGATATGAAAGTGATTTTGAATTATTAGGATATAAAAAATGAAAACTTTCATTATACATCTCAGTAAAATAAAACCAAGTTTAGATAGTGCATTGGTATTAAAAAATAAACTTCAAAGTTTTGGCATGAATGCAGAATTATTCGAAGGTTCGTACGGCGATGTAGTAATGAAACAATATGAACAACAAGGCAGGAAACATCATCCTTGGAGTTTTAAGCACGGTCCTGAACATAGATTATCGGAAGATTATATTAACCAACAACAAAAAAATGCAGGTGTAATTGGTTGTTTTGATAGTCATTACAGACTTTGGCAAAAGTGTTGTAAGTTGCAAGAACCTATTTTAGTTATGGAAGATGATGCAGATGCAGTACGCCCATACATTCCTGTTGATTTTGATGACGTATTAATTGTTGCATTTAGTCATAATAAAAAACGTAAAAAATATTTACACTACATATATGAGTCAGAAGGTGATCCAGAAGCAAAACCATACAAGCAATCTAGCATGCCTGGTACAGCAGGTTACGTTATAAAACCTCATGCTGCAAAAATACTAGTAGACGAATATAAAAACAGTTTTCTTCCAGCAGATAATGCAATGAATTATCATTTAGTTAAATTACAAGTTCACGGATATGCTATGGGAGAAGATATTAAAAGAGAAAGATACAATGGTAAAATTTCTCTTGTGAGGAGAAGATGGTAATGGATCATTTTTATCAAAACGTAAAGGGTTTTACAAAAGGCAGTAATTTAAAATTATTTGATTTTATTTTAGAAAAAACACATAATAATTTTAATTGGGTAGAACTAGGAACATTTACAGGAAAAAGTGCAGCATATTGTGTTGTTGAATTAATTAATCAAAACATCGATTTTAATTTTACCTGTGTTGATTTATGGCAACCTGTTGAAAAATTTAATAATTTTAATTATACATTTGAAGCATATGTAGAAACGATGAAACCTGTAGAAAATTACATAAAAAATATTAGAGATTATAGTCATCTAAGTGCAAAAAAATTTCCTGATAACAGTGTAGACTTTTGTTATGTAGATGCCGATCATAGTTACGAAGGTGTAAAAAAAGATTTACATGCATGGTGGCCAAAGATTAAATCAGGTGCATACTTTGGAGGCGATGATTATACAAAAGGATGGCCTGGTGTATGCAAAGCAGTAAATGAATTTTTTGCTGAAAGAAATATTGCTGTAACAAAAATAGGAAGATGTTGGTGCGTTAAAAAACCTTAGACATACTTGCGCATGTGTCTCCATGCTTCTCCAGATCTAAGTTCTTCAAAATTCCAATGACACATGGATATTTTTTCAATCCATGATTGTCTGTCTTTTAATTTTGGTCTATCAATTCTACGTAATTCTGTTTCTGCTATATCAAAGGCTTGACTAACTTTTGGATTTGGATCTGTAACAAAAACAGGAATTCCTTCTATAGCTGCTGCTACTCCTGGAGAACTATTATATGTCACAACAGCCCAACAATTTACAAAATCGTCTAATATATGATCGTTATAACTTAATCGTACACCTTTTTGTTTAAACTTAAATTTTAAATAATCTTTTGCTTTTTTGTCTCCCGGATGAGCTCTAACAACAATAGGTCTATCTGTGAATTTTCTAATACGTCTAACAGTATTCTTTACCCAGTCTACAACATCGAGACTTCCCATACTCCAACCTCCGTTGCGCTGACAGCATACCAATATATGGTGTCCGTCTTTTTGTATGGGTTTTAAATCTATATTTAAAGTCTTTTTTATACTTTGCCAACGTGCAGGATCGGGATTATCCCACATATAATTTCCTGTTGTAGGAAACACACCATTGATACTGTATCTTAAATAGTGTCTTGTATTACCAGGATCTGCATAAAGAAACAAATTACTATCTGCAATAATAGTTGATGCATTTGTTTTTAATTGATTATCGTAAACTGTTTTCCTTAATTTCAAATGCGGAGCTCGAACATTCTTAAAATTATGCTCTGCTATAAATCCTTGTAGAACTGCTGCTGAACTAGGTTGCCATAAAAAATCATTTGACAGAATTCCTTCGTCACCACAACGATTAACACCGTCGATGAAAAATTTTAACACATCGATTTTTTCTTGATTTTTTGCATTTGGAATGCCACGTAAATAACTAACTACCTTCATTTTCTATTTTTTCATCTTCAATTATTTTTTGAACAACCGGTTTAAGATGAGCCCATGCTTCTCCACTTTCCATTTCAGATTTTGACCATTGACAGTATGCTAAAGTATTAAGCCAACTTTGGACACTATCTTCGGAAACCATAAATGGGTTTTCAACTTGATGTGGATTTTTACTGCTAATACTCCAAGCAAAATTTCCAGGATCGCAAGCAACAACTGGAATACCATTCCGTACAGCATCTATACTCAATCCACTGGTATATGCAACCACACAGTGTGCATCCAATATGTGTTCTTCCCAAGGTAATTCGTTTCCTTTTACAAAAGAAACATTAGGTATGTTATGAAAACTCTGCCACTGCATCAACTTTAAATGTGCATCTACACCTTTTTGACTTACTCCTGGATGTAGTCGTATTTCAATAGGTCTATCGCTTTCTTTTCTAATACACTCAAGTGTCCATATAGCCCAATCGTTAATATCCATTCCCCTAAGACTTGCGTCTCCTGGTAATTGCAATGCTAATACAATTTTATCACCTCTAGATTTTTTCCAACCATTGTATTCTAAATTTAATTTTTTAAACCTATCATCACTATAGGTTTGTTCTAATCCAAACACAGCGTCTTCGTTCAAAAAACCATTTACTCCTACTCTATGATATTCGCTTTCTTGAAACATAACTCTACCTAGTAATTGAGTTTCTATGCATAAAAATGGTTTATCTATGTTTGCTACTTGTGTGCGGACTTTATGATGATCGTTTTCACGTTTTTTCCAGCTACCAAATATAACACCTAAATCATGTCGAGGTTTTATACGTTCATCATAGGACAAATTAACACCTGTTCCTAATTTGTTCTTTCTGTTTATTCTCCGCATTAAGTCTTGATCTTCTTGACATAATTCATCAGGCCACAAATCATTTTTTATTCCTGTATACATACATCTCAGTACATCTCTTTCACGTTCCTGAAATGTTGACTGCATAAAAACATCTACTCGCATAGTTCCTCGTCTCTCTTTAACATTCTATATGCATGACCGCTTTCTAGTTCTTGATAATGATATTGTCCATATGCAAGATGATGAGCCCATGCAGTTAATTTATCTATGTGTTGAAGTGTTGGATCTTCAACTTTACTAATATCTTTGTCACATACAGGATCGGCTGCTGTAGGTGCTAGTGTTATAGCAGGAATACCGTGTAATACGCTTTCCACTGCTGCAATACTATTGTACGTAACTAACACATGAGTTTTTTCAAAGTCTTCATATATACTGCTGTTTACACGTTCTGCTCTGAGTTTTGGTTTTTCACGTACAATTATTTCTCTATCAGTGTGTTTTCTAATTTCTGCTATTGTGTCTGCTGTCCATTTTTCTAAATCTATGTCATAAAATTTACAAGGTTTTGGACTTGGTAATGCTAATAGTATTGCACTGCCTTTTCTTTTAACAGGTTTTTTAATTTTTAAACCTAAACGCTTCCATCTGTCATCCGGGCGTTGAATAATTTTGTCATGTTGTAAACCATTGCGTACTATTCTGTGCCATAGTTTTTTTGCCTCAGGATTGCGTTCGCTTCTGTAGTTTCCTAAGTAACCGCTATCCATATAATAAAAAGGTAACTGATGTTCTAATCTAAAATTAATTAAATCTTTTTTTACAATGCTGCGAAATATAATTGTTTCATGTGCATTTTTGTCAAAATCTTTTTGTACTGGAAATCCAGCTCCTTTGGCAAATGCATTTATAAATTCATCTTTGAGATTTTTACTAATACAAATCATTTGATTATCCTAATGCTACACTGTTGATGATTGTTTCTATATAATACTTTAAACTCTCTATTATATGTATCTATCCATTCGCAAAAAGCCTTGTATTCGTGTTGTTCCCAAGTTTCATATCTTTTGCGTCCCCAGGGATAAAATTCATCAAATATAATTATTGTGCCTTCTACAATATATTCATTCAAATTGTCAAATATAATTTTTGCACTGCTATACAAATCACTGTCAACATGTAATAAACTGATTTGTTCTAAATTATTTTCTTCTAGCCATTTAGGTAAACTATTATCAAAAAATCCTTTTATTAAAGATACATTGTTTTTTACTGCTGGTAAATTGTCTACAGCAAAGTATCCTTTTTTATGTTTATTAAATTTTTCATTGAAACTTATTTTCCAATCTTCTGGTAATCCTTCAAAACTGTCAAAACCGTAAATTTGTTTGTGCGGAAATCTTTCAGCAATAAAATTAATTGTACCTCCTTGATAAACTCCAAACTCTAGTATATCACCGGGTATACTTCCTAAATTGCAAACAGCATCTAAATGGTCATAACGCTCTTTATCCAAGTCATCTGTATTTTTTGTTTGAGGTGCAGCGTGAAATAATTCTATCATTTTAACCTCAAACTGTATGTCGTACGGGGTTTATATTCTGCAATTGTTTCTACTATTTCAAAGTTACTAGAATACAAACCAACTTTGTTTCTAATATCAAATATTAATTTTGTATTTTTATCGCTGTGTTTTTTAATTAAATCATAATATGTGTCAATTGGATAATGGAAGCCGCAACTTTTAAAACTATAAATTAAATCAAATATTTTATTATCTGGAATTTGTATATTGTTTGCATCTACAAATGTATATTCTATTTTACTTTTATTATAGAAACTTTTTAAATCATCAATAGGATTATAAAATTTCATGTTATCAACTTTATCAAATTTACTAAAACGACTCCTATCTTCTGTAGTAGACGAGTCTCCATCTAATAACCATAATTCTGTATTATATTTTTTTTGAAAATTTATAGATTCTATTGCTTGTCCGCAGCCAATTTCCAAAATACTAGAAGGAGGTTTTTGTAGCCAATTATCTATAACTTCAAAGTTTTCTAATTTAGATTTGAAGTATTCTTTACTACTCCAATGCTCCATCCAGACTCTAGCCATTCATCATATCCATTAATTCTGCTTTCCAAAGTTCGTGGAATTCACAGTTTCTGTAATTTTCAAACCAAGGACCGCCTTCTGTATAATGAATTAATTTTGGAACATCAATGTCATTGTAAACACCAACAAGATAATTCCAAGTGTGATCCAATTCTCCAATTTCTTCATCTTTTAACCAACTAAATCTATGCAAGTACGCACCTGATATTTCTGCATCGTTTACTACTTCTTTATGCAATACTGCATTGCTAGGATGTCCGCAGTTTACCAACATGACACTGCTCCAGTTTTTACGTGGATATACTGTTTGTTGCTTGCCATCCATTTTCAAACCTTCACGAGGAGTGTAATCATGTTGTACACACATGACAGCGTATTTGTCATCTGCTTGATCAAACAGTTCTTTTATATCTGTTGTAAGAATCATGTCACAATCCATAAACAATGCCCATCCTCGATAATGTACAAGTTCGGGTATTAGGAAACGTGTAAACGTAAATTCAGTGCTGGCAAGTTTATCTACGTCACGCCAATACAATCCTTTATCACGCAATTCGTTTTGTTTCAATGGAATAACTTCTGCATCTGGTTGTTTGCTTAGTATACTATGTTTACAAACTTGATATGCAATATCTTCTCTACTATCCCAGCCTACAAATACTTTCATTAGTCTCTTCTTTCTATATCATCTTCAGTAAGTTCTTGCCCCATCCACACTTCGATTACTTTAGCACTTTTGTTGTCTAAATTTACAGCCTTGTGCCAATAACCTACAGGAATGTCAATACTGTCTCCAGGCACAAGTAAATGACTAGTTCTATTACCAGACTTGTCTTCTAAAAACATATTAATAACGCCATCAACAACATGCCAGTGTTCACTGCGTTTAAAATGTCTTTGATCACTAAGTGCCTGTTCTTCGTAAAACTCTAATTGTTTTACTTGCCAACCTTCGCCCTTGTCAAGCACAGTGTATCTGCCCCAAGCACGTTCGGTAGTAGGCTGACTCCATTCTTTAAGTATCCAACTACTTGAATTCTTTTTATCTTCGCCACCTACACCAAATACAAATTCAACATCGTTGTATATCATTTCAGGAATGTTGTCTTTGGTTCTATCACCGCCGTTGGCAAATATAACTTTTGTTTGACTACCTACTGTAGACAGCACTTGAAATATTGCAGCACATGCTGTATCGTCATCGTCATTAAACCCAATGACTTCATTTACACAATCTAATTCTTTGATGATTGCACAACGTTCTTCAAAGGGCATAAATGCCTTGCCTTTTTTGCGTGTAAGCCAAGTATCGCTATTCACACCTACTACAAGGTGATCGCCTAATTCTCGTGCTGCTTTAAAATATTCTATATGTCCACTATGCAGTGGATCAAAACCACCAGTTACAATAACTACTTTCATATGGTATTTATGTGCGTACTTTATAGGTACTAATTTTTTGGTAGTTTTGAATTATCGTTGTGTACACTTTTAATTAAATCATAATCCATATTTAATTTATCAATTAAATTCATAAGTGCGACTGTATCTTTAGGTAAACAGGCACCACTGTATCCACGCAAGTTTTCATTTACGTTTAAATACTTTCCACTAGTTTTATCTGTTTTAACATATGCATTTTTTATTATATCATAGTTTGCATTGTACTTTGCAGACAAATCGTACATTAAATTAGCAAATACAATACGCAAACTTGCATATGTGTTGTTGTATAATTTTAATATTTCTGCTTCTACTGGTAACATATATTCTACAGATTTCGGCAAAGACTTGAAAGCGTCAACTACAGTTCTAGCAATTGCTAAATTATATGTTCCTATTGCTAACAACTTGCAATCTTCAAAATCTACATCTGCATAATCTTGTCTTAAAAATTCAGGTACAAAGCAAATATCTAAATTATGTTTTTTTAATAATTTATCTGTAGTTCCAGGCAATATTGTACTGCGTATTGCAACAACACCTTTATACTGATACAAACTAATTTCTTGTAAAACTTTTTCTACATTATTTTCATGTGTGCAAACAAATACTATTTCTGTATCCAATACATCTTTTATTTTTGTATTGAATTTTATATCGTGTTCTAGTACAGTATGTCCTAGTTTTTCAAAACCTTTGACGTTTGCTTTGCCTACATTACCAACACCAATTACGCCAATTTTCATAGTATACTTTCCACAGTTTTTTTAAGTCCAACTTCTAAAGGTGTATAATCAGTAAATCCTGTTAGCATTTGCACTAGTGTTGTATCTGGGCATCTACGTGTTACACTGCCTTCTGGTCCAGGTAATATTTGTAACTTGTCAGGATTGATACCCATATAGCCCATTATCATTTTTGCAACAACTGACACATTCACTTCATTGTCATTGCCAACATTTACTGTTTTGTTTACACAATTTTTTACAAGATTGTCTGTCATTTTTACAGCATCGTCAACGTAACAAAAACTGCGTGTGTCATTGCCTTTGATATAATAATCACCATGTTTACAACGTTCTACAAATTCATTTATAAAATGATCCGTTTGTCCTGGGCCGTACACATTAAAGTAACGAATAATCAAATAATCTAGTCCACTGTTTGCAACTAGGTTTTCACCGAGAGCTTTCGGAATGCTATAACTCCATCTTGGATTTGTAATGTGGTTAAACACAACTGGTACTTGCTCATCAGTTGGCACATGGTAATAACCTGCATCAATTGCTCCATTAAAAATTTCACACGTACTAGCAAAAACAAATTTAGTATTAGTATTTCGATAACGTTCTACTAAATTTATTGTTGGTATTGTATTGTTTATCAATACATCAGTAGGCTGTTCATAAAATAGAGCAGTGCCATTTGTAGCAGCTAGATGTACTACTGTATCAACATCTGGCAATAGTTGGGTGGTATTTTTATCTGCTAAATCTTCACCTCTAAGTTTTTTATCATACGGTATTACATGTTCATTTTTTTGTTGTAAATGATGGTAATAATGACCGCCAATAAATCCATGTGATCCTGTTAGTAATATTTTAGAGTGTTGCATCTTCCATACCTGCTACTCGCAGTTTGACAATATTTGTAATTTGCCATTGTTTTTGATCAAGTGCTTTTAGTACACCTAACCACTTGTTGCGCATCAGTGCAAATTCGTTTATAATTTTTTCATAATCAACAACATCTTGTTCGCCGTCGACATATTTTTCTACGTCACGGCTACTCAATGCACGTTGATAGTTTTCAAGATATTTACGAAAAAATGAACTGCGTAATTTACGCAGTTCTATATTTAAATATTCTAATATGGCTTCTAGTTCTTGTAGTTGATTAAATCGATGTTCAACAATGCCCGGCATTTCTGCACTTGCTTTTTCAATGTTTCCTTTTAACTTTACTTCTAGCTTTGCCGCTTGAAGCTCAGTATCAAAATACTGTATTGCTGCTGGAACTTGCGTAATATCTCTACTTACTCGGCTGTACCATGCCATTAGTTATCCCATTCATCTTCGTAATCGTCTTGATCCATTTCTAAATAATATTGAATAGCAGCATCTAAAGTTTTATCTACACCTAACATACCTTTAAGCTGTATGTCATCCATGCCATAATCGATCAGTGTATCAACATACTTTTCAGCTGCCATTTCAATGTGTTTCTTGTCTAGATACTCTTTAAACAATTCCCACAGATCAGCGACAAATTCTTCATTCATCTAATACAGGCTCCTCGTCATGATCCACAACTTCTTCGGTTGCGTTAGCGATATTTACCAATTGTTCTTCTTTTGCCGGTAAATCAGTCATGATCATTTCGAGTTTGTCACCTGTCCAATTCTTGCGATATTCTAGTGTTTCTTCGCCGTTGCTATCAATATACTTGTAGCGATTGCCTTGTTTTTCAAGCAAGCCTTTTGCTTCTAGCAAATCAAACATACCTGAATATGGATCCATACCTGTTTCATATGGAATTTTTACTTGCACTGCTTCAAATGGTTTAGCGTAACGTGTTTTCATTACCTTACACGCTGCTCTAATACCATGCACTTGTGATGTTTTGTTGCCGTCTGCATCTTCTTTGAGTTTTAGTTTTTTCATTGCTACAACCATCGAACTTGCATACACAAAGCCCGAACCACCTGAGATCTTATCATCTGGATCAAACATATCCTGTGATGCATAAGTATGGTTAGTAACACACATTCCTACATTGTATGAACCAAACATATTCACACAGTTAGTAACCAGTGCTTTTAGTGCTTTAGCTTTACGACCCATGTCACCTTTCATATCACCTGCTTCAAACTGATTTACTTCAGTTGGTGACATAAGCATACCTAATGAGTCTACTACAAACAACACTTTAGGACGATCTTCTTCGTTCATTGAGCGATAGTCATCCATAAACGTACTAATAGTTTTTGCAACATCGTCAATCATTGCCATGTTTAGTTTTAGTAGTTTGCTGTCATCACAGTCAACACCTAATGCTTCTAGCCATGTTTGATCTAGTGCATTTTCACTGTCAATTAGTACAACAAAGATACCTTGTTCTTGTGCTGACTTTACAATATTGCCTGACACAATATAAGACTTGCCTGCACCTGATTCTCCTGCAAACACGCTTACTTTACCTAGTGGAATACCTTTACGGAAATCACCGCTAAGTAAATAATTTAGTGCATAGTTACCTGTGCTGATCCAGTCTTGTGGATCATTGAAGCCTGCACTCATACCTTTAATAGATTTTGTTAAACTGTTTCGAAACTTGCTAGGATCGAATGCCTTAGTAGCCATATATATCTCCTATTCTAAAAAGTGTAGGAAAGGGCCGAAGCCCTTTCTATTATTGATTTTGACGTGCTCTGATCATTGCAAGAATGTCTTGTGCGCCACCTGCATCACCTGCCGGTTCTGCCGCTGCTTCTGGTGCAGGTGCAGGCTCTGGTGTTTCTGCTGGTGCCGGATCTTGCCAACCAGTATCATTTACAGTTTCTTGTACTGGTGCTGCTGCTGGTTGTGGAGCAGGTGTTGGTGCAGGTGTTGTGTTTGGATCACCTGTACGTGCTGCCATACCTGCTGGACGGAAGTAATTGCTCCAACGATCTGGATCATATGCTTCGCCATCTACACTTGCTTCAAACATTTCAGTAAGAACTTTAAGTTCTACTTCGCCCGGCTTTTTAGGAAGGAAATCATTTAGATTAAACAAACCGTGATTGTTCACAGCTGCCATCTCTGCATCACCTAGTGGACGCTCTCTACGTGCCCAATTGCTTGCGCCGTAATCTGCATAGCCACCTTTTGTACCCTTTGACAAACGGAAGTCTACACCAGCAGTATAATCTGTTGGCAGTTCTTCCATATCTGGATCCATAAGTGCTGCTTTGATTAGTTGGAAGATTTGTGGACCAATAATGAATCGACGAATTGGGTTCTCTGGTTGTGAATCTTCTTTAAGTGGATCATCAGTTACAAAACCTTGGAAGATGTATGAACGCTTTTTCCAATACTTACGACCCATATCTTCAAGACTAGCGTCCTTAAACCAGCCACGTACTTCTTGCAAAATTGGGCAAGATTCTCCATACATTTCCATACATGGAACTTGTACTTGTACTGGACGAGAACTTGTGTCTCCTTTTACTCCACTAAATGGAAGTTTGATCATCAAACGTTCTTTCCAAAAGAAAGTGTTCGAATCGTCGCCATCAGGTAAGAAACGCAACGTTGCAGTTTCGCCTTCTTTCATATTCCAAAATGGGTAAATTGCGTTGTCGCCACCGCCTGTACGTTGTCCGCCAGCGCCGGCTTCTTGTTCTTTGAGCTTTGCTCTAATTTCTGCTAATGATGCCATAGTTATGCCTCCTTATATATTGCCTATGTTCTATGTGCCTTAAATGTGCAGCACAATTACTATACTACACAATGTTATTTATCTTGTCAACTATTTTTTTGACAAAATTTTCAAATGGTTAGCCGATTATCTTAAACCGGCTAACTCTTGAATTCTTGTAAAGTCTGCCATTTTGCGGGCCTGATATTTTTCGTATACTTGACCTAGACGTTCTATGAACTGACTTGCTGGTTTGACGTATTGATCACCATAGTCTTTTTCTACACTGGTCAATACTGCTGTTTCGCCTTTTGGAAACTGGCCTGTTTGTCTATCGAAATAACTTAGAATAAATTCGCCTAATGGTGTTTTATCATCTTCTGCTGCAATGTCTTCTTTTGCAAATGGATTGCCGCCTGTCTTTTTCATGTGTTTTTTACGCTCGCCTGCCTCTGCGTCAGACTTTTCATTTCCACTCATTGCTTTTGCAATTGCTGCACGACGAGCTTTTAAATAATCATCCGAATCATCAGAATCACCGTCATTATCAATATCGTCGTCTTCGTCGCCTACTGGATCTAACTTTTCTACTTGCATACTAAAGTTGTCTGCAAACTGTCCTAACAATTTGTCAAATGCCATATCGATTTGAGATTCTGTGTTCACGCCTCTTGTAATAGGTTCGCCTGTCATAGGATCTCCGCCTACTGCTCCAATGTTTACATCTGGGCCAATCTGACGCCACATAAACATTCCGCCTTTTGCTGGTATAATTTCAAAATCTTTGCCTTGCTCTTGATATCCATTTGCTAATGCATCATCGATTGCTCTTTGTTCCGTAGGAAAAATATCATCGCTTGTTCTTTGTTGTGGTCTAAGTTTTGGACGTGGACTAGTTGCAGGTGCTCCACCTAACGCTTGTCCAACTGCTGCATCTATGCTTGCCTTATCTACTTCATTTATAATATCTTCAAATGCAAGTTCTTGCGGCCTTGCTGATTCACCTACTAAATTGTAAATGTATGGGAATACATCTTTTAATTCTTCATTAAACTGTTTTACGGTTAGCTGATCAATCCAACTGTCAGCAACATCTTCTGGTACTTCTACTTTTTCTTCTGGTACAAAATTTTCAAATGCTTTTGTATAATTCGATGGCTTTTGGAGATTTTGAATAGTTTTACGCACAGTAGCAATACGCTCGTTTACAGTATCCATATGCTCGGCTAGACTTTCAGCCATTACACTGCTGCGACCCATGTAAGTTTTGAACTTGCGGAGATTTGAAAGTTCTTCACTTAGGCTTGTAATATGTTTGCCAAAGTCGTCAAATGGATGGCCACCTTCGCTAACATGAACAGCCATTGCTCTAGCACCGCTCAAATGTTTAAAAGGATATTTAAACTTTTCTCCTGCTGCGTTTTCAATAAAAAGAGAACCAATTTTTTTAGTTCTGCTTTCGCCTTCTTCAATATTACCTGTGTGCTTGATGCTTAGTTTAGCATTGCCAATACGTTGATAACTTGTTTTATTTGTTCCACGTAATGCTGATTCGTTCATTGTTGTTTCTCCGCGATTTGCCGCCATGTAGCCGTAATCTCTTTGTGTAAAGTTTGATTTGTTTATATCTCTTACTTCAAAATTTAGTAAACGTTTTTTGGCAAAAACTCTAACACCTTTTAAAAAATCATACCAATCGTCGCGTTCTGTAAATCCTACATTTTCAGTAAAATCTTTGTTGTACATAATTGTAACACCTGATTTTTCATCTAGTGATACACTTACTTTACCTAAAACACTATCTTGACTTTTAAAATCAAATTCGTAAAATCTAGCAAGTGCAGGTTCGTTAGTTACGTTGCCTTCGCCATCGCCGATTGTAACGCTAGGAAAGCGTCCACGTATTTTATTAAAAAGTTGTTCTGCTACTACGTTTAAATCTCTCATTATAAACTATTTATCAATAACTGCTACTAACAAAGATCGGCATTGGCATTTCATAATCGTCTTCATGTTCAATTTGACTGAACGTATTATACACTGTAGGATCCCAATCTTTCATTACACTCATAACTCTAAGTGTCAATAATAAACTACTTACTAAATCGTCATAGTGTCCTGGTTTAGCTTGAAAGCTACTACCTGCTGCAATATATGCTTTTAATTCACTTAGCAGTGCTTTACTACGCACTGTCAGTTTATCATTTTCTATCATTGTTTTTAATCTAGCACACGCTGTTGTTTTTGAACTATGAGTAGTGTTAAATCCTTTACGGAACTTTCTTACATGTCCTTTACGTATAGGTTCACTAATAAACAAGCCTGGGATATTTTCTTCACCAAAATCATTTATAACAAGCAATGCTGCTTCACCGATGCCGTTGTTTTCTACACTCCAATATATATTACTACTTGACTTCATTTCATCTGCTAGGTATCTACATATGTCGGCTAAAACACGTATTTGTCCAGGTATAGCAGTTGTGTTATGTTGCCATTCTCCAACCTGTTCATAAGTAGGTAATTCTATTACCTGTATGGCTGCAAAGTCGCCCCCTGTGCCCATACTAGGATCTAAGCCTACAACATATGATTTTTTAGCATCAGGTTTTTTATACCAACGTACTTGACCCATTCTTATAATAGGATCAATACCTTCCATTGCAGCTAGTTTTATGCTGTTTATAAGTGTTTCATCAAATACTAAGAATTCACAGCCGTATTCACGTCTAAATTTTTCTTCGCCTATACGACCAATTTCTTCTTTTTTCCATTGTTCGTCTCTGTCTGGATGTTCGTGCCATTCTGCTCTAAAACTGTGAAATCCATTTATACCTACATCGTTTTCATTACCATATTCGTCAAACTTTTGTTCGGCCTGTTTCCAAATAGTAGCAAAAGTATCCTCATCACTGTTTGGTGTGCTTGTAATAATAGCACGACCACCTGTTGCCAGTGTAGGAGAAATTGAAGTCCAAAACTCTTCGGCAATGTTAGGTTGCACAAACGCAAACTCGTCGCAATATAATAATGAAATAGACATACCACGTCCTGTGTTGCCTGTTGTTGTTTGCGATACAATACGTGATCCATTCTCAAACTCAATGCTACCTTTGTTGTAACTTGTAACACCTGCTCTAATATGATCTGGGCAAGTTTCATACACAAAACGTATGCGAGACATAATCTCTTGGGCGCCTGTGTATTTGTGTGCAGCAATAAGAATAGTTTGATCTGGATTAAACATTGCGTACCAAGCCAAGTATATACTAGCACAAGTAGTTTTGCCTGTTTGTCTAGGCATCATATTGATATTAAATCTATAGTTATGATAACTATCCATTAAACCTAACTGATATTCAAAAGGATCAAACAGCAATTTTCCTTTTACAGGATGCTGAATAAATGCAAAGTGTTTTGCGAAATGCAAATAGCCTGTATCGGGGTCCATACAAGCAAGTAGATCTTTAACTTGCTCGTTAGTATACGTATCCTTTTGATTTGCTTTTTTAATTAGTACGCCGTCTAAACTTTTACTCATACTGTATTTAACCAAAAAAATAGGGCCCGAAGGCCCTATTGAGTTCTGGGGGGTGTATTATTTTTTGCGTTGTGCCAATGCTGCAAGCAGTTGTGATTTAATTGTTTCTTCTAATTCTGCTTCTTCTGTATTCATTGGATTATCGCCACCTGCGGTTGCAGGATATGATCCTTTTTCTTTGTGCAAATCATTACCTGCTGGAATACTTGCACTCATATCATTTGTATAAGTAGTCATTTCTTCATCTGGTTCAGTTGTAGCATCTTCAAATCCGCCATCTTCATTTTCTTCTGCAACTGATTCTTCTGGAGACATTAAACGAATCATGTCGCCCATTCCTGGCTCTTTTGGTTTTGAACCGCAACCGCCCATTGGTTGACTTGGACCGTGTACTTTGCCGCAAATTGGGCAAGGCTTAGGACCAGGATTGATATCGTCTGGTTCTACTACTTTAGCACCATCAGCGCCTGCTAATTGCATCATGCGGAGTATTTCTGCTACTTCGCTTGCATCTGCACCATTGATGTTGATGCTTGCTTCGTCTAATTTCTTTTTCATATCTACTCCTGCTAATTGTAATATTCTTGATTCTTCCATATCGTCAATTGTTTTGTATCTTACTCTTGATAACAATCTTGTTCTTACCTCATCTGCGTTTGCTGCACCTTTAGGACTTACTTGACGTAGACTCGGCACGGTAGAAATATCAATTATACCCTTACCTGGAACATCTCTCAATCCAAATCCTGCGGTTTTGGTTGTTACACCAAATAATTCTTGGGGTGTATTTCTTCTACTTCTGAGCATAGCGTCAGCTCTTTCTTTGAAAAACGCTAATGTTTTAACTAAGTCGTTGTTGTTATTATCTAATTCTTCTTCAAATTCTGCTTTTGCCTCTGGAGACAATCTACTAGTAATTCCTTCTGGAGAAACAGGTCCACTGGCAATTTGTGTTTCTGGTGCAGTTGGTGTTTCATCACCTGGTTCGGTTGGACTAATTTCTTCTGCTCGAGCAAGAATTTCTTCTGCTTCTTCTGGTGTTGTAGTGCTTACATTGATCCGATTCATTAGATTAGATAATCTAACTC